CAATAGATTCTTTTAATCTATAATCACTACTTGTTGTATAAGCTGTTGTGTTTGCATTTGTATTAACGCTAATACTTCCACATTCTTGTGCTTGACCATCAAAGAATTGTATAATTTTATGAGTACCATTTGCACTATTATTGTAAAAAGCACCTACAGTTTCAGTAGAATATCCAGTTGCTCTGAAGGCATAAGTATGAGAGTTTCCAGCATTTACTGTAAGTAATCTAGCATTTCCAGAAAAATCTCCTATAGAAACTTGTCCAGTAGTATCAATTTGCATAACTTTACTAGGAGCAGAATCAGTTGTTGCATCTCTAGTATAAAAAGTTAAGTTTCCTTTAGTATACCCACTATTTAATACTTCTTCATAACCTATGTAGGCAGGCGCATTTGTTCGAGCTACTCCGCCCGTATACCCAAGAGCTATCATTGCTTTACCAGCGGCATTTGCACCATATTCGTTATTACCTAAAGCTACATATGAATTAGCCGCAGTAATAGACTCTGGCATAGTTGCACCAGATCCATAAGAAACACTTACTTTCCCTGTAGATGCAGCTCCAGCTCCTGTTATTCCTATTCCTAATTTTGTTCCATCAAATAATAAGCTTGCTTCCCCATTTAACGCCGTAGCTGAGGTTGCTGTTACTACTCTATTGTCCACACCATTAGTAAAAGCTGAAATTGTTCCTGTTGATGTATTAGCAATTGTTAATGTTTCATCACCACCACCTGAACCTTCCGTTAAACTAATGCCTGTTCCTGCTACAAGTTTTCCGTTAAGAAAATCTGGAGTTGTATCATCTGCTGATATTTTAACTAAATAAGAAACACTATCACTTGGTGTAGCCCAAGAGTTATCACCTCTAAGAAACGTATTATTTCCTGGTGATCCTGTTGCATTTAACTGAGCTAAACCTACACTTGATGGTGGAGGTGTTACAGTTTGTACAGCTTTTCCTGTAAAGACTACATATAAAGTATCACTTGAAGTTGTTGCTACACTTAATGTTAATGTATTTGCAGACGCTGTGTAAGCGTAAGATGCTCCTGGTTGTTGAATTATATTATTAAGAACAACTCTAATTTCGTTTTCATTGGCAACATTTTTATCTAGTGCATACGAAGTTGTTGCACTTGTTGTTATGTGTTGAACATCATAACTAGCATATTTTTCTGCTGGAGTATTACCAATATAAGGCATCTATATCTCCCTAACTTACGCTATCTACCGTTGAAACCCATACATCTAGTGAACTGGCTGTATCTGATTTTACGGATAAAGCGTCACCATTTTGCATTACAGCTTTAGCGCCACCCGCTAATACTTGTAATGATCCACCCGAAGGTATTGGTGCACTTTTAACAAGATGTATATTAGCACTGCCATTATTAATATAACAATCAGCGAGAATAGTACTTCCTGTAATGTTTGATAATGAAATCCCTATGATAACATCATTTGAGTTAGCTGTTCCAGAACCTGGTGCAATTTGTACTGCTGAAGTTCCAACTGCTGGTTCTGAATATCTTGTAAAATCTTGAGCCATATCTATTCCTTATATCAGAGCGCAACGGCCATGGCAATCACGAACCCAGTTGAGGCACCAGCACTTCCTGATGAAGCGGTAGTAATTCTTCCTTTAGAGTCTACAGTTAAATTTGTAGAAGTATATGAGGCTGCAGTAACTGCTGTATTAGCTAGTGTTAAAGCACCTGATCCTGCTAGCGTTGCATCGCCTGATACAGCGGCAGGGTTATAATTATTTCCGTCAGCAACAAGTAAATGTCCTGCGGTATTTGTTGTCATTACAATGTCATCACCAGTGATTGTTAAGTCACCACCGACTGTTGCATTACCTGATGTTGTTAATGTACCTGTTACATTAACAGCTCCATTAAAATTACTACCTGTGTTTTTAACAAAGTTACCCATGTAAGCATGAGCAGAACATTGATAATAAATAACACTTGGTGTGTTAACATCAACGAGAATTTGTGTGTAAGCTCCTGCTTGACCAGGTACACCTGATGTTGTTACGTTTGTTGTGTATGCTGTTGTTTTTGCGGCTTCTAAATAAAATAATAAAGGGTGTCCTGAGTTACTATTCGCAGATTGATCAAACTTATAATAGTATCTATTACTTGCATCGGCTCCTGTAAAATTAAAAGCGGGAGCTTCTAAACCATTTAATAAATAACCATTACTTGATCCTGTATTATAGTAAGGATGGTAAACTGATTTAGCAGCTACAGTAACATTAATTAAAATTGGATTACTTGATGACCCATATGCTTCTGCTTGAGGTACACTAACCTTTGAAGCGGGTAATGTGCAAAATATATCTTTTGTACCTGCGGCAAAGCTAACTGCGGCATCACTATTAGAACTGGAGATAATTTGAGTTCTTGTAAGTGTTGACGAACCAGCATTTAATGTACCAACGCCAACTTCCCATTCATTCGCTGTTTGATGAGCGATAGTATAGTAAGTAACATTGGACGCACCAATACCTGTACCAAAAGTTTCAAAACCCGTGACTGCACCAGCAAGAGTAACGGCTCCTGTGCCTGTGGTAGTCGTGGTTTCTTTTACACGATCATTAACGATAAACGCCATAATGATCCCTTAACCTGATATTCTTAAAATCGCTGTGCTAGTTCCTGCTACTGGGAATTGAACAGTAAAAGTTCCATTTGATGCTGTATAATCAGCACCGAAAGCTAAGACACAAACTGCGTTTGTTGTGTTACTTCCTCCGTTTGCTGTTGTATTATATAACAAGGCACTGTTTGCTGTAAAACTCGCATTGCTCCACTGGGCATCATTAAAATCAACATAAGAAGTTGCTGTTGTATTACTTCCTGTCACACCTAAATTAGTCAAAGCATATCCGCCTGCTACGTAAGCAGAACCAGATGTGTTTGAAATTTCGGCAGTTGTTGAATAATTTGCTGTTAGTGCGTTATGTGAGGAACTTGAAGTGTATAATGCTAATTTAAAAGCACCTCCACCTGAAGCCTCGAAACTATGAAAAGCTTTTAATAACTCTGCTTTAAAAGAGTTACATAATGCTTGTGTTGCGGCCATAATTAATCTCCTATGTTATGGTTGTTGTGATGGTAAAGGAAGCCTAAGAACACCATCCTGGTATTCATCTCTTCTTCTTCTACCTTGTTGTTCGATTGCAAGTCTTTGTACGGCTTCTTGATAGCTTTTCTCGTACTGTGCAAGTAGATCATATGGTCCTTTGAGGTATTTAAAAGCCTCAATTAGACAAGCATATAATAATACTTGTGGCGCATTTGTACTAACCCAACTTGTCGTG